GCTTCAGCGAGTACTTTCTTGTTGTACTCTGCAGAGTCGTACTCGACTCCACGGTAAGTGACTTTTGCCATTGGCTTGCTCCAAAGTAGTAGGGGTTTTAATCCGTTCCTTTAGTCGGCTTTTGCGTCCCATTCACATCCTTCTTCAGTTCCACTCTGAATAGTCTCAACTATTTCAGACCTATACTCAGCAGAAGGTGGTATCTTATCGATAATACCTTTTGCATTTGCACAAGTTAAAAGTGTAGCGATTAGGATTTCCATAGGATGAACGATCCGTTCCGAGTCGGCTTACTTGCGTCTCCTTAAGAGATGAACGATATGTGCATATTAACACATCTATACTATATATGCAAGTTTATTTGTATTCCCTGATACAGTTTTACAATTGTCTACCGAACTGGTCTGTCAAACCAAGTTTTTTTACTTCTCCTAGATTAGATTTCTCTGCTTTCTTAATCCTTTTATACTCTTTAAGGATCTTATCTATCTCATCCCTAGATACTTTCACATTCAATCCAGTAGCTTGATCTTCAGGATCACTAAATCCAACTCCAGATTCTTTCTTCTTTTCTTTTTCTTCTAGGTAATCATTAATACCAAGTTGAATATCTGCTTCAATGATATCATTAATTTGAGCTCTGAGTAACTCATCATTGTCTTTGTTTTTACCCATTAACCTTTCCTCTTCTTACGTTTTGGTGGAGTTGCTCTAACACCCCATAGATTAGGTCTTATTGTACCATGCCCATAATCAATCTTCTGTAATGAGTCTTTTCCATAACGATCATAGTACATATCGAAAATATTTGCCATCTTCTCAGAACGTGTTACATCAATACAAAGATTACCTTCATACTTATACTTAACTATAAAAGCATCAGTAGGTAATTGCCTGTCTTGAGATTTTTCTGAGGTGGTTTTTTCTAAAATAATCTCACAAGAATATACTGAAGGATCAAAAGCCTTTTCTGGTTTTTTAAGTTCTTCTGTCACTTTCTTTTCGGTTTCTGTCTTTGTTGTCATTCTTCACTGTCCCCATGTAATTGTGTTTGAATCTCCTTAACTGCATTTTCAACAGCAGTAAGACGTTCTCCATGATTAGTAGAAGGTGCTTTATGAGCCTGTGCTTCTAATGCTTGAAGTCTTTCTTCAATAGTCCATAGATCATTCATACTCTTCCTCCCCATGTAATATCTGGATATGCTACCTTGACAATATCAAAAGGAACATTATATAAATCAGTCAACTTCTTATCTTTAACCTTAACTAAAACCTCTGCCTCTTTAGGATGAAGTCCCTGTAACATATTAATAAACATAACCTCTCTACGCATTCCATTGATATTCGCATTACCACCTTCAACAAAATTATAAAGGTTTGTCCATTCTCTACGTAAAGATGTTTTATTTCTACCATCTAAATCTTGACCTGTAGCAGACTCTCCACCAGCAGCTTCTCTTGCAATATTATCTGATAAAGTTCCACTAAAGATCTGCTGTTGCTCACCATCACCATAAGGAACATCTCCTTCAGGTAATAGACTCTTAATACTATCATCAAAATTCCAAATCAAAATAGATTTAATAGAATCATGTGAATAGTATTGTAATGCTTCTACTTTCTTTGGATTAGTTTTTTGTTTAGCAGTCAAATCCAATACCTCAAATACAAAAGGATTAGTTGGTAAAGAATCTATACGAGGAGCACGAGGAGTCCTTTTCTTCGGTGCTGCTTTAGTCTTCCTCGTCGTTGTCTTCGCTGTTGTCATGTGTTTCAATTCTTAGGGCTAAAATTTCATCAGGAACTAACTGTCCATTAGCATCAAACATTTCTGGATGAGTGTATACCACTTGAGGAGTAGTCTCATATGAATGCTGTCTTGCCATCCATCCTATCATACCCCCTACCAATAATGCAAGTATAGACATTACTGTCATAAGTGTCAACGATACTACTAGTGTTTCTGACATGGCACTACTCCTAATTTTTTTACTTTTTTTTGATGTCTAGATAAAAATCAAAGTGAAAAACAATTTCTCTATTCCATAGAGCAATAAGATTTCCAAATTTTATCTGAAATGTTTTTGGTTTTGGTGTACTTCTTCTCCTGTTTCGTAGTAATAATTCAACTCCTCTATTAATTTGGAGTTCTGGATTATTTAGAGGGCTTTTTTCTTCTTCCTGGTCTTCTTTCATGATGATACCTCACTGCATCTTCTAGTATACTACAAAAATAATTTTTTATCTTTCTTGCTTGAGGTTTCGGAATGTGATGATATGCCTCACGCAATTGTTTATGATCATTATCCGCACCTCCTTTAATATACTCCTCCAATTCCAATATTTGATCAGAGAGTTCCTTTGCAGTAGAACTTTGAAGGAAGGCTTCTATTTCTACCTTTTTTGTTTTGCGATATTCTAGAAACTTATAAAATTTTAATTGCATTTTACCATCAAACGCTAGTTCAATGGCATGTTCAATCATATCATATACAGTTTCAAAGTCATCAACTTTTTTCATTAGACTAATTGTTTCTCCCTTAAGAATTGAACTGTTTCAGTGCATCCACCAAGATTGGTTCCATCTATTACTACTTGAGGAAAAGTAGATCCTTCACCAAACTGACCATAGAATGCTTTTCTATCAAAGTGTTCACCTAGTTTATACACTACGTGATTTAAACCTGCTAACTGTAATACTTGTACCACCTTTGAGCAATAAGGGCAACCCTCTCTAGAATAAACTGTAAAATTATTGTTGTGCATTTCTTTCCTCCTGTGATCTATTTCTAATAATAATTCTACTCTTCTCATGATCAGGAACGAATTCTAAAACATCGTCATGAGGCCACATCATCTCTTCGTATAATGCGTTTAGTCGATCCATGTCTTCCCATAGATCATTAACATGGTCAGGAGAAGGCCAATGGTGCTCTTCTGGTTCTAAGTCTCCGTGCATAAGTCCTCTAATGTGGATTGTAAGATTTTAAGTATAATGCAAATATGCATATGGCAACAACTAGTGCCAAAGCAACAATTGAAATCATTGACATTAACAAGGGATATTTAGTAACTGGATATATTGTACCCTACCAATCAGGGTATGTCCAGTTAGTTGTATCAGTCTTTCTTCTGGATGTTATTCTCTTCACCGTACATTCTTTACATTCATACGAATAAGACGATTGAAGGTTCATGTTTTTACGTACACGATAAAAACCATTCAAGAGGTTCTTTCGCTCCTTACAGACCCTACAGATCCTCTCCTCAAGAAGAAGATGACCTAACTTCAACTGTTCATCTAAATCCATATAAAGAAAGACCCTAAAATAATTTAGACAACATTGAAGCTAATAACCTTTCTTCTCCCAATTTCTCTCTCAGTTTTATGCTCTAACCAACCAGGAAATAAAACCAACATACCAAGACTAGGATCTATTTTCATATAAGAAAATGAATTTATTGTTGGTCCAACACTTTTATCATACAATTCACACATCTTATATGAATGAGTAGGATCTTTAAAAAGTAATGGAGATATTGGTTGCTTTATTTCTGGATAAAAAACACCACTGATAGAACTACCAGCATGACGATGTAATTCTAATCTTCCACCTACATCAGTAATACTTGACCAACTACTGGTAATTTTAACTTTAGAAAGGCCTAATCTCTGCCTATAGTCATCAACACAAGAATTAATATTTTGTTTTAGTTCTATTAAATTAGGATGGTCTAATATATTCTTATCCAATACGAAATCAGTCTTACCCTTCTCCACTAAATGATAATTATCTTTAGGATTATTCTCAACTACTTCACTTATAATATTTAAATTTAATATGGAAAGATCATATACAGATACTAAAGTTGGAAAAAAATATAATTCATCTTTTTTTATTGCCATATAAAAAGGGGCATATGAAATATAATATAACATAAAAAAAGACCCCTGTGAAGGGGTCTTTGAAGTTCCGACTTTTGTAGAGACCGCACGAACGGTGTCTCAAGTCTATTTATTAGGTGTCATCCTATACGCACCGTATGCTGCACCTGATATGGCAGCAACGAGAAATAGAATTTCCATTAACCAATAGAAGGAGCAACAAGTGCAACTTCAGATGTCTCAGCAGATGCTAAGTCAAGTGGGAAGTTGTGAGCATTACGCTCGTGCAT